CAATCCGACTACCTTGGAAGGATATGGAATCACTGATGCTATCAAAAAAAATGCTGTTACTTGGGCAGATCTGAACACAACCGCAAGCGTGGGAGTGAATGAAAGCGGGGAATAGGATATGTATGGACAGAACAGATATGGGACGTTCTACTATGCCCGGGATTCCGGAGAGGAAACCGGAGGGGAAGAGTATTTTGTGAATCTGGCGCGGTATGTACCGCTGTTTGTGTCAGAACTGGCAGAACTGGCAGAAATATACCGCACAGAAGGATATGAGGTTGGAAAGATAAAATATTCAACCTTGGATTTGCTGGATCAGTGCTTTGTACAGACTGCTACATGGGGACTGTACCTGTGGGAAAGAGAGCTGGGGCTTGTTACGAACTATCAGTTATCGTATGAGCAGCGCAGGAAGGTTATTTTGGCAAAACTGCGTGGACAGGAGACAACGACAGTTGAGGTGATACGAAAAACTGCAGTTTCTTTGACCGGATGTGACGCAGAGGTTATAGAATACCCATCTAAATATTGTTTCGTGATCAAATTTACAGGGATGTATGGCATACCGACGAATGTACAGCAGTTTCGGGATGCGCTGGAAGAGATTAAGCCGGCGCATCTTGGTTTTTCTTTCCAGTATCGGTATGTGATCTGGGATGAGCTGCGTCCCTATATTTGGGACGAACTGCGGAAGTTCACATGGGACGGTATCAGGGTAAACCGCATTGACAAATTTGTCCGATGGCAGAACCTGACAGATTGGAGCTGGAGTAAGCTGGGAATCCACAGCTGGAAGAATGTAAAAGAAGTGGAGGAGGAAATGACATGAAATTAACTGAGTTTTTCCGGCTGCGGATGCCGGACGGAACGGATCCTGTCAATATCGAAGATTTTAATGATAACTTTGAAGTGATTGACAAGGAATTGAAAAAACGTATTTCAAGTGGAGAGAGCGCATCGGATGTGACGGTAGAGTTCGAGGCGGCCGAAAGCAGGCAGCCATTAAAAAGCGGAGAAAAGCTGTCGGTTTTGATGGGGAAAGCCCATCGATTTTTCACGGATTTGAAAACCGTAGCGTTTTCTGGAAAATACGGAGATCTGAGCGAGCGTCCCACTCTTGGCGGCGCGGCGGGGTATAAGGTCGCAGACAATGATACGACAAATAACTCGGAATTTCTCGCGACGGCACGAGTGGCGTATGAACATGGTCTGGAGATTGATGCGCTAAGTAGGGATTTGGCCGGTCTGTCTTTTGGCCAGGATGCAGATGGCAACTGGGGATACAAAACAGGAGGTGCGGATACAGTAATCCCTTT